AGTTAGGGTTTTTAATCCCCGTTCCTTCAGTCGTGTGCGTCCCAGAAACACTCAGGGGTAGATTCCTTTACGGTCTCTATCAACTCTACCTTAAAAGCATCAGAGATTTTCTCGTTTGCTTTCATCCTCAGCATAATTGCGTCAGCTTGTTGGCAGGTGAGTGATGAATAGAATAATAGTTCTAACATGGGATCAACGGAACCGTTGCGCGACTTACTTGCGTCCGATCTCTCGGATGAACGATGGGTTTATTATAACCCATAATCTTATTTATGTCAATACCCACACACTAAAAATTTGGTGGAATTTTTTTCCGCCGATTTTTGGATTCAAACTTGGAATTCGATACGGGCAGGTGATCTATCCATCACTGTAGCAGTGAAGTCTCTTGCCCTCAGTTTCCTACCTAGGTGAACTGCACCTTTCTTAGGATTAGATGCACCACAAGTAAAGACATCACACACTGCCATCTTTTTCTCTGGCCAAGTATGAATTGACATGTGCGATTCAGCAAGAAGAGTAACTGCTGTCACACCCTGAGGTTGAAACTTATGAGTAACAGTATTCAAATGAGTTGCGCCCATTTTATTTGTTGCCTCACCTAAAATAATACGAATAAACTGCTCATCATCAAGGAGATATTCATCACAATCATACAACGTGAAGAGTACGTGCTTCATTTCATTCCCATGACAGTTCTGGATAGGCATCAACGATCAGTCCTTTGGATATCTTGTATTTCTCTTCCAGTTTACCTTGTCCTGCAAGAATGACAACCTCTGCATCAGAGGAATGTATGGAACTCATGAATTTTACATACGCTTGGCGCACCTGTTCAACTGTTCCCTTCATTTTACCACCACCCTCAGTCAGATGTCCAATGGTGGCATACTCATCATAAAGATTAGAGACTGGTGTCTGAGTTTTTAGATAGTCTGCTTCAGGAAAATCAACGAACTTCATCTCTGAATGATAGTTCAGAAGAAGAACAGTGCGAAGAGCAGGACTATCATACTTTGTAAGATGACTGAGTTTAGTCTTCGGTGTTCTGGCTCTAGAAACCTTTTCAAGAACCTCATATACCAAAGGTGGTACTTTCCTACTCGCCATCTTCCTTTACCTCAGACTTTTTGTTGAATCCAAATGGTCCTGTAAGTTTATCCTCTAGTGCTAGCTTCAATGCAACACCACCGACTGCTTCCATGACTTTCAGAATGTCTTCTGCTTTAGCATCTTCACCAAGTTCTTTAGCGATGTACCAGTACTTAGGCCAGAATGTTTCACCTGCCTTTTGGTAATCTTCAAGGGTCAATAGTTTCATTTCTTCCTCCTATCCCACTGGATCTGGGGGAATGCTTCAGAGACCACCGCTTTGGTGACACGATACTTATCCTGAAGTGCTCTATCTTTCACAAGACAGATCAGTTCTGCTTCATCCTTATGAAGATTCTCCAGGAGTTGAATGAACATGGTTTCTCTACGAATCCTGGTCAGTTTTGGTTCTCCTCCCTGAATAAAACGGTACAGACCTCTGTACTCCTTGAAGAGTCGGGTGTGATCTGTACCTACAGGTGCTTCATTAGGATTATAAGGGACTTCTCCTTCAGGTACAGCACTTGTGAGACTCTCATCAAAATTCCAGATAAGAATTGATCTCAAAGCATCACTGTTGTACTTCTGCAGAAGTTCTACTTTCTCCTTTTTTGTTTTTGCATTAGAAACCTTTTGCAAGACTTCTGTAATAAGCAATTCAGCCAAGGGTAATTCTTTCCTTGTTTTTGTAGTCATTGTAATTTACCTCAAATGTAATCAGTCTTCAAAATACTCATCCTCAGATTCAAACCTAACAGTAAGAAGTTGATTCGGAATAATCTTTCCTTCAGAATCATAAAATTCTGGGTGGTTCGCTTGGAAGGATTGCTTCATTGCGAAGTGATCAAGATAGTAGTGGTGTGCTACCCATCCTATCACACCTCCTAAAATAAATCCTCCCATGGTAATCAGTACAGCAAATACTAGCACCGATGAAACTAATGTGACTTCCATGGTTCCTCTCCAGGTTACTCGTCTATTTTGTCTATTTCAAACAAAACAGTAAACCTTCGAGAAAAAAGAGTAACCGTTTGTTTGAAAGAAAATACTGATGGTTTTTCTTCTGGTTCTTCTTCCTCTCTGTTGGATGAAATCATAATCTCTACACCTTTATTTAGATGTATACCTGGATTTCTTGTTCTTGGATCCTTTTTTCCTTCCTGGTTTTCTTTCTTGCTCATAGCGATTTGTGTCTTCAACAAGTTGATTTAGATACTTCATGATTTTTCTAGCGCGTGGTTTAGGAAGGTGACCATACGCTTCTCTGAGCATTTTATGTTCTCTATCTTGCCCACCTTGAATATATTCATCAAGATCTCTGATCAAAGATTGAATATTTTCAAACGTGGACGATCCCAAAACTTCTCTAGTCTTTACTCCAGTAAGTTGATAGTGTTTGAGCATAGAATACATGTTGACAAGATACTTGTCATGTTCAAATGCTTCATCGATAGATCTTTCTATAAGATAAAGAAGTTCATCCATTGGACTAAATGATTTTACGTTCCTTTAAATACTTCACGGTTTCTGTACATCCCCCGATAGGAGTATCATCAACAATAACTTGTGGGAATGTAGATCCTGGTCCAAATTCTTCGATGAATTCGTTTTTTGTGAAGTCTCTTTCTAATTTATATTCAACATGTCTCATCTCGGAGAGTTGAAGCAGTTGAACAACTTTGGTGCAATGTGGGCACCCGTCTTTACTGTAAACTATAAAGCTCATTTGCTACGGTTTCTTGAATAAGTGCAAGTTTACCCTGGAGATCTTCGATGCTCCAGTTATTGTACGTGCCGTCCCTATACTGAGCGTCAAGTAACTCAGGGTCAGCGTCTGTATATTCAAACAGATTGAAAAGGATTTCCTTGATCAGAGAATCTTTATCCATAGTCTGCTGGGATGCCTCCTGAGGTTTTACGTATTGTATCACACCATATTAGTGCGGTCAATAGTAGACGTGAATGTATTTAGTCAACTTTTTTCATAAAATTGTTTGCCAACATGTTGTTGGCAAGGAAGAACATCTCTTCTGCCTGAGGAGACAGACTACCTTGGAAAGCATTGAACAGTTGTTGATACCTTAGATTGATTTCAAAGTGAGTATGATCCTTGATTCCAACCTCAGTTGCCCAACGACAAATAACACGTTCGCCAGATGTTACCTTCTCAAACTTGACGTAAGTATCTGAGGGGAAAATTGCCATGTAACCCTTTGGAAGTTTGATGGTAGATTCAATACCACCGCGAAGAACAACCATTTCTCCACCTTCGTATTCATCAGACAAAGACAATACAACACTATACTCGCGAGTCATATCGTCTTGATCATAGTCATCACGATGGAACTTCCACTCTTCTCCAAACTCTTCATTGGAGAAGTAAACATAAGGAATAGACGTTTTCTGAGGAAGAACAGCGTTGCGATAGAATTCATTCTCAGAGAAAATCTTGAAGAAATATTGATAGAACTGTTTCTCCATGGCAAATTCTTCCTTCTCATCATTCTCTGAGAGATAAAGAAAGCGATTGGCAGTATCAGATTTGACACCAACCTTACGTGCTCTGTCCAGAAACTCATCAACTTGCTCTGAATCCAGAATTTTTGAATTGAATGACATAAAAAAAGGGGTCCGAAGACCCTTAGTATATCATGCGAGATCACATTTGTCCAGCAGTTGCCCAGTCCTCTTTGAAGATCTCCATTCCTTTGTCGGTAAGGATATGATCATACATCTGATCAAACACTTTAGGTGGCAACGTACAGATCTCAGCACCATTGTACCAAGAGCGTACAGCACGTTGAACACTACGGATTGATGCAGCAAGAACCTGTGTTGGCATCCTGTGAATACGATACAGTTCAGAGATGGATCGTACAACCTCCAGACCTGCCACTGACTGGTCGTCTAAGCGTCCTACAAAGGGACTGACGTAGGTTGCCCCTGCCTTGGCAGCAAGGACTGCCTGAGCAGCACTAAAGACCAGTGTGACGTTGATCCTGATTCCCTCATTAGAAAGAGCTTTGCACACATGAAGACCTTCACGGGTGCAAGGCAATTTGATCGTAGCGACATCACCAAATTCTTTTGCGAGTTTATATCCCTCAGCATACATTTGATCGAAGTCACCCATAACTTCCATACTAATATCTTGAATACCAATATCTTTGATGTGGTGGTAGACATCTCTTGGATCTCTACCACTCTTCATAATCAAAGTAGGATTAGTAGTGACACCATCAATCAATCCAGTGTCAGCATATCGTTCAATAGCAAGAGAGTCAGCGGTGTCAAGAAAAATTTTCATTAGTTTACGTGTACTGTACCAATCATACCTGCTCCCTTGTGAGGACCACACCAGTATGTGTAATCACCTGCTTCTGTAAAGGTGATGTCAAACTCTTCACCAGGCATCATAGCGAGTGCTTCATGAGAGATTTCTGGATGGTCTTCAACTACCACGTTATGTGGAGGAAGCATGTTGTTTATAAAGTGAACTGATTCACCTGCTGAGATTGTAACATCTGCTGGGTCAAAAATCAAGTTGCCACCTGATCCCATCTGAACGTCTACAGCCCAAGCAGGTGCAGCAAGAAAGAGTGTAGCAAGAAAAGCAAAAAAGAACTTCATATTCGTGTATGAAACTACACTATCTATGAGGTTCTTCTTTGTTTTTATTTTGTTTGTTTTGATACTCTGACGGAGGTTTCCAGTCCTTTTGTGGACGGAACAAGTTGGGGAAAGTGTCTCGAATAATTTCCCTCAACTTGTAAGGCATATCGTCAGAGAGCATTGCCCCTCGGGAGCACTTCCTCTGGAAATACAAATTGCTCATGTGGTTGATCGACTGGTGCCAACCATGCTCTCAGTCCTTCGTTGAGAAGGATGTTTTTAGTATAGAAAGTTTCAAACTCTGGATCCTCTGCCGCTCTGATCTCTTGAGAAACGAAATCGTAAGCACGAAGATTAAGAGCCAGACCAATGATGCCAATCGATGATGTCCAAAGTCCCATAACTGGAACGAATAACATAAAGAAATGAAGCCAGCGTTTGTTACTGAAAGCAATACCAAAGATCTGTGACCAGAATCGGTTTGCTGTAACCATTGAATAAGTCTCTTCTTCCTGAGTAGAATCGAATGCTTTAAAAGTATTTGCCTGCTCACCATCTTCATACAATGTATTTTCTACTGTAACACCGTGGATTGCTGAAAGCAATGCTCCTCCTAGGATACCTGCAACACCCATCATATGGAACGGGTTGAGCGTCCAGTTATGGAAACCCTGTAAGAATAGAAGGAATCTAAATATCGCTGCAACACCAAAAGACGGTGCAAAGAACCAGCTGGATTGCCCGAGAGGATAGATGAGGAACACACTGACAAAAACAGCGATAGGCCCAGAAAACGCAATAGCATTGTACGGTCTAATTCCTACGAGACGACTGATCTCAAATTGCCTGAGCATGAATCCTATGAGAGCAAAGGCTCCGTGGAGTGCCACAAAATTCCAGAGTCCCCCCAACTGGAGCCACCTGACAAAGCTGCCTTGAGACTCAGGACCCCAAAGTAGAAGAAGAGAATGACCCATAGCGTCAGCAGGCGTTGACACAGCCGCTGTGAGAAAATTAGCACCTTCAAGGTAGGAAGACGCCAATCCGTGGGTATACCAGCTTGTAACAAACGTCGTGCCAGTAAGCCAGCCACCAATTGCCAGATAAGCAGTGGGAAGAAGTAGTAATCCAGACCAACCCACAAAGACAAAGCGGTCGCGTTTAAGCCAGTCATCCAGGACATCAAACCATCCCCTTTGTGGAATATTTAGTGTACTTGTTGTCATTTAATATACCCCATACTTGTTGAAAAGTTTTCTAATGTTTTGAGTGATTTCCAGTCCCCCGACATATTTTTCGATTCTTTCTTCAAAATCATTGACGACAACCAATGTAGGCGTAGCGCCGTCAGTGTATTTTTTTGCAAGAAGAAAGTTTTCTTGAGGAGCACCAAGGTCTAAAGAAATTTCTTCAATGACAGAGACCCTTGGGTCATTGATTGTTCTGAAATACTTTTTGACTAACATGCAGGGACCACATGATTCTTTTGAGAAGATTAGGAATCTAGGAATTGTAGTGCTCATCACGGTTTCTTCTGGTTCTAAGTTTCCGATCATAACAGTATAACACAAAGGAGGGGGATTGCAATGCTTGAGATACCGATAAAAAACCCCGCCACGTATTCTGTGACGGGGAGAGGACTACCAGGGGTCATATCAACCGATGGCAGGTGCTTGAAGAGCAACAGGAGTTGACTCAGCAGCAGCGAGATCAAGTGGGAAGTTGTGTGCGTTACGCTCATGCATAACTTCCATACCAAGACCAGCACGGTTCAATACATCTGCCCAGGTGTTCAACACACGACCCTGACCATCAATGATGGACTGGTTGAAGTTGAAACCGTTCAGGTTGAATGCCATCGTGGAGACACCAAGTGCGGTGAACCAGATGCCAACAACAGGCCATGCAGCAAGGAAGAAGTGCAAGGAACGGGAGTTGTTGAATGAAGCGTATTGGAAGATCAAGCGACCAAAGTAACCATGAGCGGCTACGATGTTGTATGTCTCTTCTTCTTGTCCGAACTTGTAACCGTAGTTTTGGGACTCGGTTTCAGTCGTCTCTCTAACGAGAGAAGAAGTAACCAAGCTTCCGTGCATAGCACTAAACAAACTGCCACCAAATACCCCAGCAACGCCGAGCATATGGAAGGGATGCATGAGAATATTGTGCTCAGCTTGGAAGACCAACATGTAGTTGAAGGTTCCTGAGATTCCGAGGGGCATTGCATCTGAGAAAGATCCTTGACCGAAAGGATAGACTAGGAATACTGCACTCGCAGCAGCAACTGGTGCAGAGTATGCAACACAGATCCATGGACGCATACCTAGACGGTAGGAAAGTTCCCACTCACGTCCCATATATGCATAGATGCCGATAAGGAAGTGGAAGACTACGAGTTGGAAAGGACCACCATTGTAAAGCCACTCATCGAGTGATGCTGCTTCCCAAATGGGATAGAAGTGAAGACCAATTGCATTGGAAGAAGGAACAACTGCACCAGAGATGATGTTGTTACCATACATGAGTGAACCAGCTACGGGTTCACGGATACCATCGATGTCCACAGGGGGAGCAGCGATGAAGGCAACGATGAAGCAGATTGTTGCTGCCAACAGAGTTGGAATCATCAGAACGCCGAACCAACCAACATACAAACGGTTGTTAGTTGATGTTACCCAATCGCAGAAATCATTCCATGTGGATTGCGATTGTTGCCTTGAAAGAGTTGAAGCCATTGTTTTGTACGAAAAAGTAAGACCATCAGGGAATGGTGGAGTTACTATTCCTTTCCCACCCTCAGGGAAAGGTATGAGAGACGGATTGGTAGACCTGCCTAGTCTCGGTCAAGCGGCAGGTTTTCAACTGTGTTACGTTTCGTAACGTTGTTGATCTATTTATAATACCACCGTTTCCATGACCTGTCAACCCCCTGGCAAAAAAATACCCCGAATTTTTTTTCGAGGTAAAATGGTTTCAATAATCGATTTTGGTTTTAGCATCTATACTCTTGAATCTTGTCAAGCACTTTATTCAGATACTTCTGTGCAACATCTTTCTCACCTGGATACCATCCAAGATCAGAATCAATTTGATGCTTGAGTTTGAGGACATAACATTTGAGTTCATCCTTGTTCATTTCATTCTTCGGCATTACCGTACATTTCACGAAGTTTTTCCATGTCCTCTTTCTTTGTGGCGAAAGAACCTTCCAAGAAAGAAAGGCGTTTTACCCAAGTATCTCCTTTTTCAGATCCTTTCTTAGGATTGATGCATTGGTGGTCTCCTAAGTTATTGCAGACTAACCCAGCAAGGTCTTCTTCATTTCCTATGTTACCTGTACCAGACCAGATGTGTTGACCATTGATCCACACTGCTTGACACTTAGGACATTCCTTCCTGGTCAAAGATAACTCAGATACTTCTTTTTCGTTCATTGGTTTCCTTCCGAATAAATTTGTGGTAATTTGCTGTATCTTTGATCAGTCCTCTACGAAGGTTCCAACCCATCCATTTCATTCTAAGTCGGAGAACTGCAAAACGCAACTGTAAGTCAATATACGCAAACAATAGCATGGTTTCCTCCATGCCAGCGAAAGCGATCAATAATATGATCGTTACAATAATAACGTACATACCTAACATAATTTCCTCTGTATCGTGAGGTTACATTATTTATGAAAAAAAGGGAGGTTTTACCCTCCCTTGATGATTATTCGCTAACACTAACATCTACGTCTATTCTTTCAAACGTATGCTCCTCACCAACTTCAACTTCTTGAATGACAGAGTTTCCATCTTGGTCAACCAGTTCAGCTGACATGTTAGGGTCATTCTTGAGTTTCTCCAGGATCTCAGCAATCTTTTCTTCACTGGTGAAGATAGTCTCTGAATTATCTGGTTGTTGCTCAGAGAGGTGTTGTGGAAAAGTGTCTCCAGTAGGTCCACCTTCTTTTGGAATACGCTTGATCAGAACTCGGTCCTTATCAATGTAAGACCACTCAAGTCCATCATGGTTTTCCCATTGAAGAAGTTCATACAGTTGCCAAGGCATGGAGAGTTGGACTGAATTAGGTCGTTCAATGACCTCTTCCTGCATTTCTTGATCTGGATTAGTAATGTCTTTCATTAGTAAGTTTCTGCGACTTTCTCAATAGAGTAGCACAATAGCACAAAAAATGCAATAGAGGTGACCGTAAAGATAAGTTCAGTCATGATAGATAGAATTAGTAATTGGGATCATTGTCCCACCGCCAGGACCATCATTGTCATCGTCAATTTCTTCAGCAAAGAGGACTGCCCATAGTATGAATATGCCAATCATCGATGCTGCTAAAACTAGCATCACCAAACTCCAGGGATGATCTGACCAGTGGTGAAGTAAGTACCGACAGCAATGACGAAACCGAGCATTGCCAGACGTGCGTTGAGGATCTCTGCCTCAGGGGTAAATCCGAATTTCATTTTAGTTTTTCCTGGGTTTTGTTAGTGATGATGATCTTCTGACCATCGTGAGTAAATTGTAGTTCATCTTCAGGATTCCACAGTAGCTCTTCATACAAATCATCGAGCTTCTGCATATCCTCATACAGTTGGTTCGGGTTCGGCATTTGCTTTACTAGGGACAAAAGGGTCTCGGGAACGATTCTTGATCACAATGAATGAGTCCTTATTATATTTACGTGTTCCCTTTACTGGTGCCCACTTAGTACCAGCACCATCAATCTCATAGACTTGAGTGCCACCGATCTCAACGTGGATGTCATCATGTAGCATGTCCCATCCAAGGTCAGTATATGCCTGGATGAGAGATTCTTGTGTAAACTGCATTCAAAATCAGAAGATTCCAAAGAACAGTTTACCAGTGATTGCGTAAGAAAGCAAGCCCGACACGATGCCCATCATTGCCCAGCGTCCGTTATACATTTCACGGTACTGCATGGGAGAGAAGAGACCCTTGCGGTTGTAGTCTTCGATTACCATTGGGGGTTCTTTGGCAAACAGATTGTTTTGTCCGTGTTCGTTGGTCGTTACAGTCATGATACAATGTGTTGTAAATCTTTACATATTATATAGTAAAAAAAGGAGGGTGTCAAGCCCTCCTGTCTTAGTGTCATAACAAACTGAGTAGAATTACTCATCATTAGACATTCTCACACAAATGACAGGATTCTTTTTACAAAATTTATGGACGTGTCCATGAACATCCTGCTCAATACGATAATGAGCGTGTGTATGGACAACTTCTACAACTGTAAGAAATCCAACTATAATCAAGTTGAACAGAGTAACTGGATGACTCAGCACCTTCATAAGGGTGTTCATAAAAAAAGGGGTCCGAAGACCCCAGTGTTACAGCAGAGTATCAGAAGCTGTACTTGACACCCAGCTTACCGCCGTAACCACGATCGATGTCGCTGTCGCCACTGCCGACGAAAGAGACTTCACCATAGACACCCAGCGCCTCGGTAGCAGCAATGCCAACACCTGCCTTACCTGAAGGAACCGTGTCGCTATCAGCGCCATCGGGAGCCAGATATGAAGCACCACCTTGGACGTAGTAGGAAGCAGACTCACCAAGAGCACCTTCGTAACCTACGTGGAAATCCGTCGTTGCACCAGTGTAATTCGTACCAGACCAACCAGCATTGGTTTCTACATTAACGTAGGGGCCAGCGAAAGCGGCACCAGCAGAAGCGAACAGAGCAGCGGAGGCTGCGAATACAGTTTTAAACATTTTAGAAAGTAAGTATGTCTCGTAGAGTTTAACCTACGGATGAGAGAAGACTCGACTAGTCTTCGTTATAAGTACACGTAACATGGTTACGAGTAGGTATTTATACAGGGAACTTTATACGGTTCTCTGCATAACTGGCCCACTAGGACTCGAACCTAGGACAACAGAATTAACAGTTCCGCGCTCTACCAACTGAGCTATAGGCCATTGTGAGGGGGAAAGTCTCCCCCAGGACATGTTGCAGGCTCGCCACTTACTTTTTGATTGGAAGCAAGAAACCAACGGAGGGGTCAACCATCCCGACCAGTGCTGTTAGAGTCCATCCGTGACTGTAGGGGGTCATAATGACTCCACCAGGGTAGGTTTAGTGTCTATCCAAGACTGATCGTATCACTACTGAAAGAGATATGATCCTCACCCATGCCACCGCAGAGACCGTAATAGTCAACAGGTTCGGCAGCATTCACATGAAACTCAGATCCACTGAAATTGACAAAGGAATAATCCTCATCAGGATATTCGGGGAACTGTTTTGCCAACGTACCCAACTGCTCATAGACTTTGAAAAGTTTAGAAGCAGTAGCAGAACGTTTCTTTTCTAAGGCAGAGATAATTGCTTTAGAAATGTGATTCTGTGCAGCAAGCACATCAGATTTAATAGTCATTGTTAGAAGCGGAGTCTTTGATGTAACAGGGAACACCAGCAGGGTCTAACCATTTGGTGTATTCAAAATCTTCCATGGCAGTGGACATTTGCATACCATTGTCACAGAGATACATGTCTTTGTATTTGCCAGTCCAGGAATCAACTTTTTGAATCCTGAAATCAGGCATACCGTTTTCCAGGGAACCATATTCTACATAACGATAGGGAAAACGGTCAAGAAGAACAGTAGGTTTCATCAAACGTAAACTCCAGAGTCAATCAAGTCTTGCTCAACGAGGTCTAAGATAGTATTGTAATCATCTTCAGGGTCGTCGTAAAGTTGAACTCCACGATCTTCATAATAACGGATGAGTTTTTGATAAAGACGAGGTTTGTCTTCATCCAATGCTACTTCACCTTCGACGGCAGAGGTCAGAAGTTTTAGATCTGACCTAAACTTAGAAGCAAAATTGCTACGTGACATTGGTCTGTGTTATTGTCGTGTACATTATAGGGCATAGTGGGGTCTCTTGTCAAGAACCCCAATGCTGATTGGAGGAATCGAACCGACCAGTACTCACCAGAACCAGCTAAGATGCATCATCATTCAGTGCAGAATGAATAGCAACATAATGTTCCTCTGCAGGAATCATAACCGCAGTGTTCCTCCCATTTGTAATTCCAATATGTTCCCCATTCTCAACACGATCAATCATTTCATCCCAACGTTCTTGAAACTCTTCGATGGTATATGTTTTCATGAGTAAAAAAGGATCATAACTATTTGATCCGATGGAGAATAGGAGACTCGAACTCCTGACAGCCTGCTTGCAAAGCAGGTGCTCTACCAACTGAGCTAATTCCCCTGGAGCCACTTACCCGACTTGAACGGGTGACCTGAAATTTACAAAATTCCTGCTCTATCCAACTGAGCTAAAGTGGCAAGTCGGGCATATAGGATTTGAACCTATGACCTTCCCGCCCCAAACGGGACGCGCTACCAAACTGCGCTAATGCCCGATAAAATCATTCAGTAATGACTACCACTCGATTCTTATCAACAGATGCATGAAGTTTCTTGAGTGCAGCAACAACCTCAGGAGTTTCTTCCCACTCCCAAGTCTCTTCATGTCCTTTCTTATCGATTTTCTTGAATGTTTTCTTAGTCATAATACCTTTAACATATGTAAGGGGTATCCCCATGCTTGCTGACGGGATCGAACCGCCGACCGCCTCGGTGTAAACGAGATGCTCTACCGCTGAGCTAAGCAAGCAAGGCGGAGAGAGTGAGATTTGAACTCACGGAGGTGTGACCCTCTCTAGTTTTCAAGACTAGTGCAATAAACCACTCTGCCATCTCTCCTTTTAGGCAAACCTCAAAACTTCAATACCTTGGTGCATGAAAGATTCATAATCAAACTTGGTGATTTCACGCATAGAACGTTCCATCTGCCAGTCTTTTATGATTCTCTTTGCCATCTCTTCTTCTCCAATGAATATATCCTCATCAGACGTATACATCTTTTCAAGAAGTTTCACTTGAGAAATGTCTTTGGCACTGACAGTATCATTTTGAACTGTCGTCATGTTTGGACACCCACAAGTCTGTATTTTCGGTGTACTGGTCATCTCGACACTGCAGCACAAGCATTGCACCTTTAAGTTCATAGATAAGTCCTTCAATTTCATCAAGTCTTTGGAAAATGGAATCAAAACGATCTTTGTTTTTCATTCTGATTGCTTACATTGTAGCATGTACTCTACAGTAGTAGCAACATCATTCATGGCGTCTCTCAAATATGCTTGAGATCCAGACTCTTGTAACATCCTGTCAGAGTCGTCACAAAGGGTCCAACGCCAATGCTTTCTGTGTTCTGAATACCAAAGGTTGATTTTCATAATAGAGATTTGCGTTTTGGATATTTANGATATCCAACGTCTCAGGAGGGACTCGAACCCCCGACCAATTCATTAGAAGTGAATTGCTCTATCCATCTGAGCTACTGAGACATGTGACAATCATATCAGATCGTCAACGGGACTGATGGGACTCGAACCCACGACAACTGCCGTGACAGGGCAGTGCTCTAACCAACTGAGCTACAACCCCAAGAGTGGGTAGGGAGGGATTTGAACCCCCGTAGGCAGAGCCAGTGGATTTACAGTCCACCTCCATTAACCACTCGGACACCTACCCTTGTTCCCTTTTGAGTTTGAAGTAAAGTTTGTAGTACCTTTTCTTCATATCATTGAGAGTATTCATGTCCTCTCCAAATCCCATATATTTGAGGAGTTGAGAGGACCCTTCTAACTCACTGATCAATCTTAGCATATTGGCGGGGTGCCTGTCAAGACCCCCGAACTCATATTTACTCAAGTCATATTGAGTCATACTAAGATCATCTTATCTCGATAATCCCAGGCATAAACCTCACGATTTCCCTTGATACCCCATCCCAACCAACGATAGGCAGGTTTCATATAATAACTTATACTTTGTCCACCACCTTCAAACACAGGAAGATTGCGTTGGAAGATAGGTTCGTTGATCATCCAACGAGTTTGACCTTC